CCTTCGTCGTCCGTTCCCCAATTTTGCCCGTTTGGGCGGACAGAAAAGCCGAAGCTCATCTGCGAAATATCCCCACGTTCCATGCTTACCATCAGATCACGGCAAACTTGTGTATCAGGAGGGTCTATCTCGATAGCCAGCCCGCGCACGTCCTCTACCATGCGCAACGTACCAGCCATGTTTCGACCAAGCACGTAATCCGGGTTATGATTGAACAGCGCCCGCACGTCGTCAGTTTTGATGGCGTCCATGAAGCTACCGGGAGCGATCATTTCACGGAATCCGCCCAAGTCCTCACTCAGCGAATTGAATACAGCGGCATGGCCGTGGATGGTGCGCTTCCCGTCGGCGCGGGTTTCGACTTTCAGGCCGTCGATAGTGAAACATCTGGTTTCTTTGTCTTTCATGGTGCGGCTCCCTGCGCTGGCGCTGGTTGTTGCTGATTTTTGGTGATGGCCTCAAGTAATTGGATCATAGCGAGGTTGGTTTGAACGGTGAATTCATCCATAGCCGGCTCTTTTACCGGGTTCATGCCCTCAGTTATGCGTACCTCATTTCGGTTAAACACCCCGTTTTGTAGCATCGAGCTGTTAAATGAAGCCCTAGCGGCAGAATCCCCGCGCATCAGCCCGTCGAGGTCGAAATAGATGCAATGTGTAAGGGCTGACGCACCATAGAGCAAGTCACGCTCCATTGCCTCCTCACGGCGTACCGATCCGGGCCGTATCGTGTGGGTGACGAACTCCATCCCCTGATGCTCGATGTTGTTGTTCGTGGAATTCGACAAATCGGCCAGCATATGCAGCGGAATACCGAAAATACGCGCTATTTCCGCGATTTGCATCGTGCGAGAGTCGATAAATTGGGAGTCCTCATTGGTCATTCCCATAGACTGCCACTCAAGGCCGTCCTCAAGGATGGCTGTTTTCCCCACGTTTCGTAGTCCGCTTTGGGCCTCGCGCCACGATTTCAGCATCCTTTGACGGCTTGGGTCATCTTTTAGCGATTTCCCTGCTGGCATTTTCAGGACGCCGCCCAGCCTAGTTCCGTTTCCAAACAGCCGTGCGCCGTGTTCTTCGGTCGCCAGTGCCAGCCCAACGGCCTCCCGGCACTCTCCGATAGGGGAAAGGGGGGTTATCCCGTCCTGCCCGGTGGTGAGTCCGTGCATAAAATGCATTTCGCTCTGTAGGATGATCCTGCGCGGGCCATCAACCGGCGAATATTCAAACGCGATACGCCCATCTGGGGCGCGGAACGGCCGGATATGGTCAGGATGCAACGGCACCAGCTCTGCTACCGACTGACCGCCACTGCTTATGATTTCCGCGTAGCATCGCCCACGAAGAGCGAAATGCCCGGTCATCATTTCCCGAAACTCGAAACTGGTCTGCCACTTATTCGGCGTCTTGCACAGTACCCGGTAAAGCGGGTGGTTCCTGTCCATTTCCTTGCCGCCGTTGTCCAGTTGGCGATAGACGCCCAGCGGCAAGCTGGCATAGGTCTGAGCAAGCACGCTGACGGCGCGGTATACAGCCGTCACGCGCATGGCGCTATCCGGGGTTACAGACAGTCCCGTCGCGGAGTTTGAGCTACCGCCGAACCATGCAGCAATCACTGGATCACGCGGCGGGCCTAATACCCCCGAAGTTGCGCGTAATTCCAGTTTATTGATGATCCCCACTTAGCGCAGCCCCAGCCAAGTCAGCATCAAGCCTGTAAATATCAGCCCGATTGGCGGAAATATCAGGCCGAAGCCGAATCCAGCAAGCGCAATTCCACCAAACACCATTACGTCCCGCGAGTCAATCACGGCAGTCATGGCATCTTTTATGCTGGATAGGTTCATGCGGAGTAAATTCCTTGTTCGTTGTAAATGCTTGATTCTATTCCTGTACCCAACTTGACGCCGATACCCATCAGTAAAGCCACCATATCATCTATTTTTTCTGGTGCCTTCTTGCGGTCTGGTGCCGTGTTCATGTTCTGGTCTGTCCTGGCGATCAAATTTGAAGCGCACCAGTTCAACACCGGATCGTTACCGTGCGCCAATTTCCCACCAACATAAGCCGCTTCAAGCGCCTGCATGGCTGGGTGATAACTTTTAGGCCCCTGAATAAACGCTTGCATCGGAACATCAGCAGCGATCAACTTTTGCGTCAGTTGCTTGGCGTTCCACTCGTCATATCCAATCATTTGCAAGTCAAAATTCTGATTTGCATCAAGGATACATTGCTCGATGGCATCGTAATCAGTCACCTCGTCGCCGGATTGTATCAATTTCCCGGCCTGCACCCATGCCTGATAAGGAACAAGCCCGCGCTCTGTCCTGCCATGCACGGCAGCGGTAGGGACAAATCGCCATCCATGCGTATACAAGATGCTATCAACGTCCCACACCAGACGAAACGAGGTTAAATCTCGCGTGCTCGCAAGGTCAAGCCCGCCCCAGCATGGGTATTGACGCAACCACTCAAGATCAACTTCCCCCGAGCAAGCCTTCCATTTGATGATGTTTATCCATCCACCAGCCGCCGAACTTGGCCGGTTTAGCCGCTTGATCTTAAATTCTGCGTGCCGACCAGGCATCAGCTTGGCTTCAATGGCTTCCTTGCGGATTTCCTTCATCAGAAGCGGGTTGACTTCCATCAGCGGATTAGCTTTTATCCACTTTGATTCGTCAAAATCCTCGTCAGCCGTGATTCCTTCGGCCTTGTTCTCGTCGTCAACGGCGAAGTAAAGCGCCAGAAAGTGATCGGCTTCGACAACACCTTCCAGTAGTTGCTTTGCAAAGTGGCGAATCTCACCCCACGGGCCGGGGCTTTCGTAACCCTCGGTCGTCGTGTATAGAAATAGCGGGTTGCGCCTCGCGCCAGCAGCCGATTTCAGCACGTTTAGCAGGTCATGCGTCTTGTGCGCGTGTATCTCGTCAATACCACAATGCGACGGGTTTAGACCGTCCTGAGTGCTTGCCTTTGCGTTGATCGGCTTGAATGTTCCGCCCACCTCATACCGTGCAATTGCATTCGCAAATGGCTCAAGCGTGAATGCTTCTCGCAAGTCCGCAGTTTTTTCTACAATTCGCTTGGCGACGTTAAACACAATCCGCGCCTGTGACCCTGTAGTTGCCGCGCTGATTACCTGCGGGCCGTTCTCTTTCTCACAGCAAAAACAGTAAAGCAGAATTGCTGAGCACAAAAACGACTTGGCATTTTTCCGCGCAACCGCGAAAAGCGCGGTAGTGAATCGCCTGGTGCCGTCCCTATTGCGAAATCCGAATAGGTTGACAACGAAAAGGATATGCGACGGATGCATGACGACGCACTCCGTATCCCATGTCCCCTCGACGTGTGGTAATTTCTCGATGAAGTCACAGGCGTCAACGGCGTGCCACTCATCAAATACGAACGGGTTGTTTTTTTGCTTTGCCCGCTTCAGATCGGCAAGGAACCTCTTTGACGCCAGCCGCACCCACTTTCCGAACCGCTTTCTATCCTTGTCATCGACCGCCGCCTGAGCGTAGTCGATGGCTATCTGGACAAAATCACGCTGTCCGATGACCGTTTCCTTTGAACTTGTTCCCTTTGTCGGTTTCGCCAACTGGTTTCACCTTGCCTTGTGCGACTGGCGTTAGGCCAAAGTCGTTTTCCATGTTGCGCAGCGTACCGGCCATGCTCGCAGTCGGAGCCTCGCCAGCAGCATAAAGCTGGACGATCTTGCCATGAAGGGCGCATAGCATACCAAGCGCCGAAAGCCCGCCCTCGGTCAATATCTTGTTGGCAGTGAGGATTCGTGCCAGCCTGTCCCATTCTTTTACGGCGTGAGAATTGGGCAACCAATCTGGTGCAGGGGGGGCTTCAGATAAGATCGGCAAGTCAACAATAGCTGCCTGTTCCCTATCCTTCCTTTGCGTACCAGAAACCACTTTTAAACTGGCTGGCTTCCTCCCTGGTCCTGCCATGTCGAATTCCCCAAAAACAGTTTTTCTATCCTGACTGTGCGATTAAATGGT